GGTCTCGCATTTCCTTCAGTTTAACCTCCACCATAGGGGTCTGCCCTACCAACGCTTGGCAATAGGGTTCTATGGCATGTCCATAATTGCTCATCAACGGTTCAAAATGTTCTCTAGCCCAAATAGGATTATCGTTAATATCTTTTAAGATCTCTATTTCCATAATGCGTTTCAACTCGCCATCTGGGAACCCTTTGACAGATAGCAACGCATCGGTGACCCACCTATTAGACGAAGTAATCAAACCTGTCTGCCACTTGGTATGGTTGTTACGTTCTTTATTGGCGCTCCGCTCAAGGCGGTTCTTGGCACGTCCCGAAGTCGTGTCGTATACCTGATTCGACATCTCCATGGGATCCATGTTGGTAATTTCGTCCATGGTGACGGCAAGATTCTGCATGACCCCCATACGCTGCATACGTGCGTTGTAGGTATCCTTGTGGGCCATAATCAATTCTTTTGGCCTGCCGTAAATGCTATTGATCGCGTGTAGGATCGTGGACTTGCCGGAACCTGATCCACGGAATACAAGGTTAAGCAGGAACCCATCCAATGCCGTGAACTTCATCAGCAGCGCCCCGAACCCCATAAAGAACGCAAAGGCGCGGTTCTCCATGCCGGGGGTACCGTAATAATTGATAATGTTTTTCCAGACGTGAAAGTCACCCTTAGTCTGAAAGTAGGCAATGTTGGGCAGGGTCGAATTAGACGGCGGGCTATACACAGAACCTGTTGCCCGTATCTCCTTATCCCCTACGATGATTGCCGACTTGTCCTCAACCCAACCGAATTGATGGTAGGACTTCTCCGCTGTAGATTGCATCTGCAATTCCTCTACCGATCTTGTTACGTAGTACATAAGGGCGTCTTGCCGCTTCCCTAATGCCGTAACGCCTACTGCCGAAATAGCACTGACAAACTTGTCTTTGGCTAACGCTGCGCCTAGCGGGATAATAAACTCACGCACCCCGTCTTTAGGAAGATGCAGACGTAGCAATAGCATCTCGCCTTGATCCGGGTCGATCATCCGTTTAACTACATAAAAGTCATACGGATAGACTAGTTCTTCCTTGTCATTCCCATCTTCCCCTTCGACACGTTGGTAGATACCACCGTTGCGCCCACGAAGAAACGGGAATGGGTACTTAGGGATTACGTAAGTCTTTAACTCCTTGGTAATGGGTTCTACGTCTAGAACCGCATTGTCTTCTTCCGTGGCTTCTACAACGGCTTCGCCCAGCTTAAGTGGGGTAGCAATCTTGTGGGGGCAACCTTCGCACAGACTTGGATTCAGCTTCTTNAACGTCTCGCAGGTATACGGACCTTTTGTAGCGTTAGCTTTCTCTTCTGTGGCTTCCACGGAATACGTGGGGTGCTTATGAGATATGGCATGGATAGCTTTATCCCGGTCCACACATTGCTGCGCAATGCTAAGCCCTGCTCGCCATAAAGGTTCTTCTAGCGTAGCTTGGTTGTCATAGATGTTGCGAATCTGCGCACAGCCCGTACCCTCCACGGACTTGATAAGCAGCCGCTTGAACTGCGCTTCTTTGTTGCCCATCAACGCCAATGTCGTGGCGTCCAGTGCGTACTTGGGGGCTGGCCCCAAAGCATCTAGGGTAGACTGGCTTGGAGTAAGAAGTTTCTGGATCTCTTCTAACGATAGCTCAGGGGCTACGTACAAAATCTCCACCTTGATAGGATTGGTAGGATCCTTTACGTGAAGTGTCTCAGGGATTCGTAGCACCCTAGCAGCTTCCCCGGTTACCGCAGGGTCAACCGCGAACTTATGCTGGGCGCACAACTCCTTCAACCGCTCCGCATGTCCTGACCATTCCAAACGGGGCATAGCCTGCGCCATCACCCAGTAGACGTGTGCCCCTAATCCTGACTTGACAATAGTAGGGCGCGGTAGAGACGCAGCCTTGCAGAATCCCCGCAACGCCAACATCCCAGCACTCAGATCGGCATAGGGCTTACCGGGGCCGCAATCAAGATCAATATAGAAAGACTTTAAGAATCCCGCGTTTTTTGTAGTGCGCCCATCTTTTGGGTCACCGTATTTCGCCATCGCATAGAAGGCGTTATACCCATCAGCTACGAACTCATCAGCATGTTCGCTAATCTGTTCAATGCTATCTACAAACCGCTGTTTAATTATATCTTTATCGTTTACTGACTTGATTCCGAGAGTGCAATAGTGCTCACCAGTTTCCAATGAAGGAAGCACGAGGGCGAGAAACGTATTCCTCGAAATCATGGATCATCCTCGCCAAAGCAATCACGACAACTTGGTGATCAGCTTCTGCATCTTATCAACGTGTTTATCGGATACCGATGTATGGCCTCTGAACCATGCGTATACGGTTACGCGGCTCACACCAAAAGCTTCGGCTACGTCGGATACAGGAATACCCAGAGCGACACAAACCTTGCCTAGCTTTACGCCAAGCAAGGTCGGATTGGCCTCGTGGATATCTCTAACCGTAAGGGTAGAGTATCCTGCCATTAGTCATCCCACTCTTCTAGGATCTTGGAAAGGTCAGCCTTGGGGGCAGCGGCTTCTTCTTTCTTGGTGGTGCGTTTGACAGGCTCCGCAACGGGAGCGGCTTCGACTACCACGTCCGTGCTTTCTACAGGTGCAGAAATCTGCTTGGGCTGCTGGGCACGGTCGATCTCTGCGACAGTCATGGTGATTGCCTTGATAGCCGCCTCGGTCTTGCCCTGATCTATGGCAATCTGGTGCTCTTCCGCAGTGAGGTATTTCACGCCTTTGAAGGTCAACTTCGGCGTAGAGCTATCGGTATCAAAACGCATCTCCGTCACAACGGCGGTCACGGGAATACCCTTGCTGCCAATCACGCGGCCATAAGTCTGCAAAGGCCACTTCCCGGGAGATCCTTCGCCAAAGACAGACTGCGCTGGCAAGGTTAGCGCGTACACATCGCCCTTGAGATCATTAGCAAGCACAACCGCAATCTGCTGGCTGTAGCGGCAAGCACGGCTCGTGCCCTGACCCGAACCCTTCTCGTTCATCGAACAGTCCATGCAACGCTTGGCCTGCGGGTTAGCGGCCTTGGCATCGGGAAATTCGCCATCAGCGGACCAGCAATCCGGTGCAGTAGGCTCGTCGCCCTCACTCCACTGCTTAGCGTAGAACTTGCGGCCTTTCTTGTCCGCAGCGGCCACGATAACGACATTCATGGCGCGTTCTTCGTTCTTGGCAACTTCCTTACCGTTGACCATCATGCGCCATACAGACCCGCGAATAGAGATACGCTTGATACCTCCAGTTCCGCCACCCATCAGAGCCTTAGTAGCGTCGTCAACCGTCAAACCCTTGAGGTAATCCGGCAGTCCCATATCCATCATAGCGAGTTCATTGCTCATATACGCTCCTAGCGTTTCACAATAACAATTGTCTGATTAACATCCGCGTTTAATCCCGGCGGGTGCATGTCGGGGTTCTCTTCAAGAAACTGGGCCATGTTCGTGTTGTTAATACGATGCTGCATCAACGAAAAAGCATCATGCTCTTTTATAAACTTAAAGAACGAATCCCAGTCACTCGTCCAATAGTTCTTGTTCGATCTACGTGAGATCGTTCCATGCTCTGTACGTATTGTAGCAGCGCCTTGCTCCTTACAGATATCCAGCAACTGCTCAGCAACTAGATCAAGCTGCTCTTTCAATGCGTCATCTTGCTTGGCAAGCTCTCTGCGAGCTTCACGAATCTTCACGTAGATCTTCGTGAGCTTATCGGCGGTTAGTGCACTCATGTTGTTTTCCTCTAGCGGGATAGTGAATCTAAGGGTGGGACTGTACTTTGTCAAGTAGCATCGGCTACAAAATTTTTGTACAGATCAATCAACCTTGTATGCACATCAAGCTTCTGCCCCAACATCTTGTATACGTGCTTTTCTACAGGGCTTCCTTGCAGATGGACAACTGTGCATGGATGGTGTTGTCCCGCACGATGTACGCGGGCGTTAGCTTGCAGGTAGGTCTCAATAGACGTTATAGGCCCCCACCAGACAACCACGTTAGCAGCATGAAGCGTAATACCATGGGCTGCGGCTTGCGGCTGTATGACTAGCACCTGTGGGGTTTTTTCGTTTTGAAAATTTTTTATTATCTCCGCCCGCTTGGTTGCTGATACTGCTCCGTTAATTATCTCGCACGTCACTTTGTTTGCTTTAAGTTCTTCAGCTATGATGTCGATTGCATGGCGGAACGGCGCAAATACAATTACTTTTTGGCTGGCTTCTTCTATAACTTCTAGTAACGCGGCCATGCGGTTTTTTGCATCAAATGAAATGACTTCGCCGCTGTCTGAATACACCGCGCCACATGAT